CGGCCCGATGCGCGCGGCAAGTCCGGCGAGGTGGGTATCTCGCAGATTATGCCTAGTACCGGCGCCCAGCCCGGCTATGGCCTGACGCCGATCAGCATGGCCGATGCGGCAGAGCCGGAGAAGGCCATTCCGTGGGGTGCGCAGTATCTGGCCGCGCGCGCGAAGGCGCAGGGCGTCAACGACTGGAACGACCCGGACCAAGCAGCGAAGGGGCTGGCGGCCTACAACGGCAGCGGCCCGGCGGCTGATGGATATGGCCGGCAGGTGGCAAGCTTGGCTGGACTTCAGGGCGCGCAGCCACCGTCGGCTGCGGCAAGCGCCGGGAGCATGCAGGCACAGTCGCAGACTGGAGGCGCTGACATGTCTGTGCCCGGGCTGCCCGGTTACACGCTCGGCACGCTGACCACGCGCGTGATGGAAGGGCTGGGCAGCGAAAACCCGCGCATCCGTGCGCAGGCGGAGAGGTATGTGCCGCTGCTGACCCAGCTTCGCCAGCAAGCACAGCCCGGCCAAACGGTGAAAATTAACGGCCCGCAAGGCCCGGGCGAGTATGAGCGTTTGCCGAACGGCGGCCTGCGGTTCCTGGGTGGGATTCCTGAATCGGCGCTGCTGCCGCAGCCGGTGGAAGACCAGAGAGTGCGGCTTGCTCAGGCCGGAAGGGCGAACACAAATCTTACCGTGGACCAGCGCGGGGAAAACGAGGAAGCTAAGGCCTACGGCAGAGAGATGGGGCAACAGGCCTCCGCCGTTCATTCGGAAGCCAATCAGGCGCGCACCTCGCTATCACGGTTGCAGCAGTTTGAGGCGCTTTCTCAGGGATTTCAGACGGGAAAGTTGGCGCCGGCGCAGACGACGGCGGGAGGATGGGCGCGGGCTCTCGGCCTTGATGAAACGAAACTCGGAATTCCGGCAAACGCTGCCATTAACGGCGAGTCGCTGCGGTCAATCAACAATTCGCTTACTTTGTCGCTCATTGGCAGCGGCGGCATGCCGGCAAACAACTTTAGCAACACCGACCGCCAATTTATAAGCGAGATCGTTCCCAGCCTGTCCAACACGCCCGGCGCCAACGCCATCATTGCTTTCGGCATGCGCAAAGCTGCGGAACGGACGGTGGAAAAGGAGGACATGTGGCTCGCGGCACGCGAGCAGGGCCAGAGCTACGGCCAGTTCCTCAAGGATTGGAACACGCACGTGAAAGCCAACCCGATCATTCGCGTAATCCAGAAGACTGAAGATGCCGAAGCGCTGCCGCGCGGCACGATCTACAGCACGCCTAACGGCCAATACGTCATCCGCTGAGGGCGCACAATGTCCGATCAAACTTGGCCCGGCACGCCGCTCTCGGAATACGTTGGCCGGAACACTACGCCTCCGCCGTCTGCCGAAGCGCAGCAATGGCCGGGCACGCCGTTGTCCCAATTCGTCCAGCGCGGCAACACCGAGATGCTGCGAGGCGAACAGTGGGCACGGAATCCCGTCACCGGCTTGCCGATCCCGGGGCTGCCGGCCGGCGCGGAGGTGCAGATCCTGCGCAACGCCTCCGGCCCTGTGGCTGATGCCATGGGCAAGGACATCCGCGAGGGTGGCGCGGGCGTCGGCACCATTGCCGCCGGCAGCCTCGCCACGGACAAGGAACAGCAGCGGCGCATCGTCGCGTCGCAGATGTTCCCCAACCTGGACCTGCGTGATGCCCTCCCGAGGGTGGCCTACGCGCCGGACGGCCGCCTCTACGCTGTCGGCGAGGATGGCACGCCGGCCTACGTGGATCCTCAAAGCCTCAGTCTGAGAAAACCGTCCACTTTCCTGCCGGGTAACCTTGTGCGCCAAGTCGCCGGGCTGGCTGGCGACGCGCTGCCGATGGCTGGTGGTATTGCAGGTGGAGTGGCGTCGGGTCCGACTTCGCTAATTGCCGGGCCGGCCTTGGCCGCTGGTGGGGCTGCGGCAGGCGATGCGGCGCGGCAGTTTGGTGCGGCATACATGGACCCAGGTGACCCGTACGCGAACGACGCCAAGCCCGGATATAACATCAGGCAAACAGCGATTGAAGCGGCCCTGGGCGGCGTAGGCCAAGCGGGCGGCGCACTGTTTAACCGCTGGATGTCGCCCAACAAACTCCGGGTCTCCGATCAAGACGCGCGGACGCTAATACGCGACCCGAACGCCATCGCAAGGGCCAGACAGAACGCCCTTGAAGCGGAGGCCATCGGCGTGAATCTGACGCCAGGACAGGCCAGCAACACGCGCTCGCTGCTGCAGTATGAGGACGCGGCGATGCAGAATCCCAATCTGGTGGACCGTGCTACCAACTTCTACAGGGGACAGGGGCAGCAGCTTTCAGCGGCTGGCCAGGACGTGCTTGCGGGCATTTCGACGCAGACCGACAAGACAATGGGCTCGCAGGCGTTCCGCGAGGCGGCGGGCGATGTGCCGACGACAATCCGCCGAGCCGCCAACACGACAGCAAGGCCATTCTACCAAATCGCAGAAGAAGCCGGACGCACACAAAACGGCGGGGACGCCATGGCAGCGGCACGCGCGCGCTGGAATAGCCCAGCGGTTCAAGACGCCATGGATCGCGCTCGGCAAACCTACCGTATCAAGCACAAACAAGACGCGCCAATGGTGCCCGATTTTAACCTTTGGGATTTGACCCTTCGAGAACTGCGCGACTTGGGCAATGTAGCGGACCGGGAAGGGCGCCACACTCTGGCAAGTGGCTACAAGGAGGCGCTGCAGGATCTGTCCACGCAGCTGGATACAGCGTTTCCAAGCTACCCGCAGGCTCGTGCCGCCGCAGCGCCGGGCCAGCGGCTGGCGGCGACGCTGGAAGAAACGGCCACCGGCACCAGTGGCGCTACTGGCGTGGACGACCGCGCTCGAAGCATCCTCGCGCCTATTTTTGAACGCTCAAACCCGCAGTATGTAGCCACGACACGCAAAGCTTTTTTCGAGGCCGGCCGTCTAGACGAGTGGAACCAAGGCGTTCGGTCCTACCTGCAGGACGTATTTGATCGCGCCAGCCGCTCGCAGGAGGGCCTGAACGCCAGCATGTTGCGTCGGCAGGTGTTCGGCAACGTGGACAACCGCGACGCCCTGCGCGCGGCCATGACGCCGCAGCAGTTCGAAGGTTTCGACCGTTTCCTGCGCGTCGTAGAAAACGTGTCCCGCACCTATCCGCAGAACAGCCTGACGGCCATGCGCGGCAATGCCCAGGCGGCGCTGTCCGAGGCGGCGCAGGACACCGGCACGCGCGCGCTGGCGGTGGCGGAACGCGTTACGTCTCCAATCCGGTTTGCGGACACGCTCGGCAGCATCTTTGAGTGGGTAAAACAGGGCCGCATCGACCGGAACGCCAGCCGCATCATCGACAACCTCTTCTCGGCGGATGGCGTGGACTATCTGGCGCAGATGGCGCGGATGGGGCCAAACACTAAGCAGGCGGCAACCTTAACGTCGTATTTTTTAACCCGGATCGGCGCGGCGGGTGGAACCGACGAAACACCCACGCTAGGCCAACAATAGCCGCCAGAACCAACGCGATCAGGAACGCTGACGCGGCGCTGCTGCCTGCCGCGACGTGGCGCTCATAGGCCGCGCGCACCAGCAGATGCGCGGCGACGATCACGACAAACGGCTGGAGATTTCGCACCGCGCCAGCGTAGCGCCCGCGCGTGCTTCTGTCACTAACACAAAACGGTGAACTCATGCCTCGTAACGGTGCCGGCAGCTACACACTGCCCGAAGCTGCTTTTCAATCCGGCCAGACAATCAGCAGCGCGAAGGTAAATTCCGACTTGTCGGACATCGCCACGGCGCTGACGCAATCCGTCAGCCGGGACGGCCAGACGACGATCACTGCTAATCAACCGATGGCCGGCTTCGTCCATACGGGAGTGGGCAATGCCAGCCAACGCAACCAATATGCGGCGTTCGGCCAGGTGCAGGACGGTAACGTAGGTGCGCAGATCTACACCGCACTTAACTTTGGAGGGTTTTAGCTATGGCCGTCACCGCGACACCAATTTTTGCCCAAACACCGTATGCCAAAACACTGACGCTTGCCGCGCAGACGGCGTGCACTACTCGCGCCCCAACGGCTACAGCATCGCTTGCGGGGGCGAACATCACAGCGTTTGTTCCGGTTTCTACCAATGGGCTGAGGATTGATTCGATTCAGGTGAATGCCGTTGGCACGGGCATTAGCACCGTAAACGCGGCTCAGCTTGTTAATATCTGGATGTGGGACGGCACGACCGCTTTCATGATTTTGGAAATTGCTGTCACAGCAGTGACTCCGAGCACAACGTCGGCGGCGTTTACGACGACCTACACGTTCTCGGCACCTCTGGTGCTGCCTGCTGCATTTGCTTTGTATGCTAGCACGACGGTGACCACCACTGCGGCTGGCACTGCGTTGCAGGTCACAGCGTTTGGTGGGGCCTACTAAAATGCCAACAGTCTCTTCCGCATTCAATTACGCGTTATCTTCTCCTACTTTACGCGGCAATGTTTTTACGGGAGCGCAAGTTGGCAATGTTACTGCATTGAAATCTACTTCGGCGGCAACGCCAATAAACCTTGCAAATAATAATAATTTTTCATACCTGACAGTAGAAAATAGTACGCTGTCAGCGCCGTCTAATCCAGTGGCAGGTCAGTCTGGCGTAATCGTAATCACTCAAGGCGCTACTGCACGGACGCTAGCTTACAACACATTCTGGAAATTTTCCGTGGGAACAGTTCCTACGCTGACCGCAACAGCATCTGCGGTAGACACCTTTGTGTATTATGTAGAATCTCCAACCCGCGCAACCTGCCAGCTAATCAAGGATGTGAAATGATAGTCGGCGGGATACCTATGTTGTTTGGTGGGGCAAAGCAGCAGTATATATCTGTCGTTCACTCCTCTTCCCCCTACGTCACAGCTTACCCCTGGAGTAGTGCAGGTTTTGGCACTAAATTTGCTAACCCTGCTACGCTTCCTGGTGTTACTGGCAGAGGTGTAACATTTTCCCCTGCTGGTACGGAGATTGCCGTTGCTCACTCCTCTTCCCCTAACGTCACAGTTTACCCGTGGAGTAGTGCAGGTTTTGGCACTAAATTTGCTAACCCTGCTACGTTACCTTCTGGTGGTGGTTATGCCGTAGCTTTCTCCCCCGCCGGAACAGAACTCGCTGTTGGCGCCGATGGCACTCCATTTGTCTTTGCTTACCCGTGGAGTGGTGCAGGTTTTGGCACTAAATTTGCTGACCCTGCTACACTACCTACTTTTTCTGTTTACGGTGTAGCTTTCTCCCCAGCTGGAACAGAGATAGCCGCAGCTCATGAGACATCCCCTTACATCGCCGTATATCCTTGGTCTGGTAGTGGTTTTGGTACGAAATTTGCGAATCCAGGTACGCTGCCAACAGGCAATGGTTTTGGTGTAGCTTTTTCCAAGGCTGGCACTGAAATAGCTGTTGGGCACGCCACATCACCCTATGTCACAATTTACTCTTGGAGTGGTGCCGGATTTGGTACTAAATTTACCAATCCGGGTACGCTGCCAACAGGCACTAGTTTTGGTGTAGCTTTTTCCAAGTCTGGCACTGAAATAGCTATTGCCAGCGACCTGACACCCTACGTGTTGGCCTACCCGTGGAGTGGTGCTGGATTTGGTATTAAATTTACCAATCCTGCTACATTACCCGCTTCCAGTGCATACGGTGTAGCATTCTCCTCCACTAATACGGAGATTGCCGTTGCTCACTCCTCTTCCCCTAACGTCACAGCTTACCCGTGGAGTAGTGCAGGTTTTGGCACTAAATTTGCTAACCCTGCTACGCTACCGACTGGTGCTGGTTTTGCCGTAGCTTTCTCATAACAAGGAAAACAAATGAAATACACACAGCTCCCCCAAACCTACTGCGACGATGTTTTGGCTGAGGCTATCTACGGGCGCGAAGTTGAGTTTTTTCACTTTGAATTTGACCGCATCAATTTTGCCAAACTGCTGGAAACATTGCCCGATGGCCCGTATCGCGACAATGTGCAACAACGACACGACGAAACATTAAACCGCATGGATATGGTAAATGATATTTACGCCGCACTGGTATCACAGATTACCGACCCCGCAGCACACGCCGCAGCTATTACGCGCACAGTCAAAAAAAGGGAAAACCATGTTCCTGCTAAATAATATTAAAGTGCATCAAGACGTCCAGCGCACCATTGGGGATGTGCAATATCCCGCTGGCTGGTTTAGTCACGACGCTGCGGCTCGCGCCAAGGTAGGCATGATTGAAGTGCCCGATATTCCGAGGCCGGATGACAACCTTTTTACATCGGTTGAAAACCCAGACGGCAGTTGGACGGCAACACCGCGCACTGCTGATGATATTGCGGCAAGACTTGCTATTGCAAACACCCAGCAGGCGGCTGCTGTTCGTGCAGATCGTAACGCCCGCCTTGCTGCAACGGATTGGACACAGATCGCCGACAGCACGGCGGACAAGCCCGCATGGGCCGCCTACCGTCAGGCGTTGCGGGATGTGCCATCGCAGGTTGGGTTTCCGCAGAGCGTGACTTGGCCGCAAGAGCCGTGAAGGGTTAGAAGATGACCGACGTCGAGCTGAACGCGATGATCGAGAAAGCCGCCGAGTGCGGGGCACGGCGAGCGCTTGCCGCAATCGGGCTCTGCGACGAAAAAGCGGCTGGCGACATGCGCGATCTGCGCGGGGTGCTGGAGGCGTTTCGGTTGGCTAAAAGCACGGCGTGGACGACAATCGTGCGCCTAGTCACAGCCGCAATTTTTGCGGCGATTATTGCGGGCGTTGGCGTTGCGACTTGGCCAAAAGATTAGGCGCCGTGTTTCCGGCGTTTCTGATCGGCCCGCTTGCCGGTGCCGCTGGCATGGCGCTGGCGGGTGCGGCGTTTTTCGGTTGGCTCATCTTGATCCACAACCCCGCCATTCGCGCCGCCCAGGTGGCCGAGATTGCTGCCGTGGTGGCGCAGGAGCGATTACGCCAGCACGAGGCCGCTACGGCCGCGCTGGAGGCTCAGGCGACCGCACAGGCCGCGCTAGATGCCGCTCTCGCGCCAACTCGCCGGAGGATTGCCAGTGCGCTTGTGTCGTCTGCCTGCGTGTCTAGCGGTCCTGTGCGCGCTGCACTTGACGGGTTGCGCCAACCCCGGCCCGCCGGTGCTGCTGCGCCCGGTGGTGCCGGCCAGCCTGTTGATCTGTCAGCCCCAGCCCGTGCCCCCTAACAGCGACGACACCGCGCTGGCGTTGTGGATCATGGATTTAGCGGCGGCTGGCGAGGATTGCCGGGGGCGGCTGGTGCGGGTCAGGGCGTTGGTGGGGGATCGGCCTTGAGCGCTTTGAGCCGGCGATCCGGCCACGCAGCGACATTATCTGGCGGACCGCGAGGCGCGCCATGAGCAATCCTGCAGTTTCAACGCCGCCCGGATCATGGAAATTCCGCCGCCGGATCATCCATTGGGTGCTGATTTACTGCGCCGTCGCGGTGCCCGGCCTGACCATCTGGCGCCCTGATGCGCCGCTCGTGGCTCAGGTGGTGATGGCTCTGATTGGGTTGGCGACGACGGTGGTGGTTACGTATGTGATCGGCGCCGTAATCGACGACAAGAACGCTAGGAGCGCCGCACAATGAACATCGTCCTGACCCGCCGCGCCTCGGCCAACGGTTGGACCCAGGGCCAGTTGTCCTGCGATGGCGTACACTCCTGCTACACGTGCGAGGACGTGATCCGGCCGCCCGGCGAAAAGGTGCTGGGGCAAACCGCCATCCCCCCCGGCCGGTATCAGGTCATCATTACGGAATCGCCGAGGTTCGCCCGCCGCCTGCCGATCCTGCTTGCCGTGCCGGACTTCTCCGGCGTTCGCATCCACCCCGGCAACACCGCCCGCGATACCGAGGGCTGTATCCTGCCCGGCAGAGGGTTTACACCCGCCGGCGTGACGCAATCGGTGCTGGCGTTTGACGTGCTGTTTGCGCGGATTGATTCGGCGCTGATCGTGGGGGAGGAGGTTTGGATTGAGGTCAGAAATTCGGCAAACGCGGGCTGATTCGTGGCCACATCTCCCGGCCGGTTGTCAAGTCAACTCGTTGAAAAACAACACTCCGCATATTTTCATCACGTAGATTGCCCGCATTTTATATCCCTATTTTCAATGGTTTGCGTGGTATAGTTGTCCGGTTTACTTTTTGTTCTGACAACCGACTGAGCGCGCTTCCTGCCAGCTTTTCTTGGTCTACGCTGCGGGTGTAGAGCGCGACCATGCTCAGGGTCCGGTGGCCAGTCACGGCGGCGATCTCATGCGTGCTTGCCCCCCGGTCGGCAAGGTTCGCGGCCATCAGTTTCCGCACGCCATGGATACCCAGCCCGGCCATGCCGATCTTGGCCAGCGCGCGGGCAAGTTGCTCGGTCAGGCGTGGCGCAACCCATGGCGCGCCGTCGCCATTGTCGAGGATTGTGAGGGTGCAGCGCGTCCGGCGCCAAGCGTCCAACTCGGCGCGCAACTCAGGGCCAACTGGGATCGCCATTTCGGCGCTCGTCTTTTGCTGCCGGAATCGCAGCACTTTGCCATCATCGGCATCCCAGCGCATTGCCACCAAATCGCCGCGGCGTTGCCCGGTGTGCAGCGCCAGCACTACGGCGCGGCGTAGCGGCTCGCTTAGGCGGGCTATGGCGTGCGCGGCATGGCCGGCGCTCCACGGCGGCAGGCTGCCACCGGGCAGGCTCTTGATGCGGGTGACGGGAGTGTTGTCGATCCACTCCCGATCAACGGCCCACGAAAATAAGGCGGAGGCGGCGCGGATGAATCCGGTTGCCGCGCCGTTGCCTCGCGTGGTGGCGATGGCATCACGCAGGGCTAGGATATCGCGCCGGGTGACGGCCGACGCGCGGGTGTGGGGATCAGCCTCCAAGGCCTTGAGATAGACATTATAAGTCCGGTGGGTAGCTTCGGCCAGCTTAGCCCATTCCGGGCTTTGCTTGTAGGCGAGGATCAGCGCGCCGAGCGTGTCATCGTCGAAGCGCGATTGCTGCGCCTTGCGGGCGTACGTGTAGGTTTTGACCGTGCCGTCTGCCAGCCGCTTTTTGACGACCCGCTGCGAGGACCGCATTAATTGCTCCGCTGAGTGGCCGAGGTTGCGACGTTGGTCCGCCCGTCATCGTCGCGTCAAGGGCGGCCCGGTCCCAGCGCGGGGTCCGTGCGCCAAGCTGGTAGGACGGCTGGGGTAGGCGGGCGGCTTTGACGCGGCGGAGGAACTCGGCCTCGCGTAGACCGACATAGGCGGCGGCTTCGGCGCCGTCTAGCCATCGGTGGGGCTCAAGCATCGGCGTCATCAGCCTCCTGTGCTGCTGCGATCATCGCGCGGTAAATCCCGGCGTAGAACAGGCCGTTGCCGTTGTCGCTGATGTCTGGGCGCTCAATTGCCGCCACGATCATTGCGGTTGTGGGTTCGGTTGGCACCAATGCAAACGGCATGTCTGCGACCAGCGCGCGGGCGAAAGCAAGGCGTTCGGTAGGCGTGGGCGTGCCGTTTTTGTCGTATTCGGTGCGCTCTTTGAGCGGTTCCTCGGTCATTTCGTCGTCTCCATTTCTGACGTGCGAAAGTATCGGAGGGCTTGGGTGGCCCCGCACCGTCCCGCCTGTCCTATAGACAGGCGGTGCGGGTGGTGCGGGTCTCGCACCAGTGCCGCCAGCGCGGGTCGGTGCGAGGCTGGTGCGAGCGCGGTGCGGGTTGGTGCGGGTTGGTGCGGGTGGCAGGATTACTCGCTGGTGCGGGTCTGGTGCGGGCCTTCGGAATGTCATGGTGCCCCAATCTCCACCCGTTGTCGCGCCGCCATAAAAGCCGCCTCCACGTCAATTGACAGTTCGGGGCGCTTGTCCTTGAGCCACGCGCGTTGTTGCCTCACCTTTAGGTCATCGACCGCGGCATAGAGCGCGGGGGCGTCGGCGGCGGCGTCAACGCGGGCCACCAGATCATCCCGCAAGGCCAATGCGCGGTCTGCCTTCGGCGGAATTTTTTCGACGATCATTAACGGCAGCACGCGAAACGGCTTGCGCACTTTTTTTGTGGCCGTCAGGGCCAGCGTCACGGGCTCGGTGATGTGGCTCATATGCGAGATTCTGATACCACCCACCGCCATGCCGCCCCAGGTCACGTCGGCGTCGCGGTAGAGGGTCATGGATCGACCGGCATAGGCGACAGCATCCGGGCCCCATACCGTCACCATCACGCGGCGCATCGACTTGCACGGCATGTAGGGCTTGCCTGCGTCGCCCTCAAAACTGACGGCAATCGGCTGCTCGGCGGTGCTGGCGCGGGCAACCTTGGTGATCGTCACCGTGCGACAGCCGCCCATCAGATCATCGCTGTTGAGCTGGTCACTTTTGGCCACAATGGTGTCGGTCATGTCGAGAGTTTCGCTCATCAGATTTCCATCTCCAGTTCAATTCGGCGTTCGGTGGGGATTAGTCGGGCTGTGCCATCCAATCGCGCGCGATATGCAGCCATTTTTTCTGAGGCCGTAGCCTCGAACGCGCGCGCGGCGTCAATGATCGCGCTCTGCACTGCATCGTCGGCATGCACGCGAATCGTCACCATGGGCATGCCGCCTGAGTAGCTGATAAAATCGCACCAGCGCCGCCCCGTCACCAGCATTCCGGTCTGCACCTGGATCAGGTAGTCGTCGGGCATCTCGCCGATGATGATCGTCTCGACCTGGGATTTGGCGCGGCGGCTTTTAATCTCGATCAGCCCGTCATCGCCCACCAGCCCGTCCGGGGAATAGCCGACGACGAACCCCCACTCGTCGTTGGTGACGAACCCGACCTCCTCGACCGGGACAAAATGTTTGACGTAGAGCGCACGAGCCTCGATCTCGTCTACCTGCCCGCGCAGCATGTCGTCGCTGATATATCGTGGTTCAACGTGGCCCGTGATCCGCTGTGCGAGCAATTCGTACAGGTGCGCGCTGGATTTTTCGTTGGTGGCTATCTTGAGTTTCGGGGTGAGAATTAGCCTCATTTCGGACGCTGTCAGCAAACCACACCGGGCAGCCATCCACGCATCCGACCCCTGAAACAGATCGCGGTGATAGGTAATTGTCACGAAAACCACCGCGCCAACCACCCAGCCCGAGCCCGCACCGGACGCGCCACCATCTCGGCGCTTTGGATCTGTTCGGCCGTCTCGTCCATCATCCAGACCAGCCCGCGCAGGGCGACCAGCTGTTGGCTGGCGAGCCGCGCGTATTCTCCGGCATCCAGCGCTGCGTCGAGTTGCTGGGCGGCAATGCGCAGGCGTTCGGCAGGCGGGTGCGGGTCGGTCATCATGGCGCGGAGGGTGAGGCAGTTGACCGGGCGGATGGCGTGGGCGCTGTGGGTGTGGTTCATGGTGCGAATCTCCCTTCCGACTCAGGCAAAATTAGCGGCAGCGCCGGACAAATGTGGTCCATCATCTCGGCCAGATACGCGGCATCGCTGGCGATCATCTCGGCCAGCATTGCGCGGTATGCCGGATCTGCCTCGGCTGCGTGCTGGGCTATGAGAAAAGCCATGTCGCGCTCGGCGACGGCGAGGTCGTCCGCGTTGCACATGGCGTAGTGGCTGGCGGGAAGGAGGCGGCGGCTCACGGGCACACCCTCCCCAAATCCCCCAACGCATCATCAATCTGCGCCGCCGCCCCATGCACGGCTTCGGTCCACGCTGCGTTGGGGCTCTCGGTGCTGTTTAGCTTAACCATGAGCGCGGCGAACTGAGGGAGCAGCGCGCGGACGTGGCGGACTTCGGCATCATGCACGGCGGCAGCGTTGCTGGTGCCCTGGGCGCGGTCGTAGGCGCGCCCGGAGAAATTATCGGGATAGGACGCGGTGCGGTTGGGCATGGTGGCCTCCGTTGGGGTGCAACGAGGCGGAGTTTCGCGAAGCGCGAAATTTAAGTCAATCGAAATTACGCACTGCGCGAAATTTTTAATCGCGCTTGGAGAGTTGCCGGCCCATCTCAAGCCACGCTGCCCGTTGCTCGTCGTTCAGCGTTTCGAGTGTGCGCAACACGTCCCGCATTGCCTCAAATCTGGTTGGATCGTTTGGCGTAAACAAAAGGGCCGCCGGATGCACCCCGTAAACATCCGCAAGTTTGTTGATGTCATCAAGGTCCACTGTGCGCCCACCTGTTTCCCAGCCCGATATAGTATTAAGCTTGGACCCGATGATGTTTGCAACGTTTTGGAGCGTCAACCCTCTGTGACGCCGCCATGAACGGAGGTGGATGTGAAGCGTGCTGCGTGGTCCTGACATACCTCTAAATCGCGCCACGCGAGATTGCAGACAAGCCCTACAGCGTGAAATTTCGCTTGACGCGAAACTTCGCACCATGCGAAGAATCTGGCATGAACCTCCGTCAATTCCGCGCTGAGCGAGGCTGGTCACTCACCAAATTGGCGGGCGAACTCGGCGTTCCCGTTTCGACCGTGCACGGCTGGATGGCCGGGCGGCGAATGCCGTCAATGGACGCCATGGAGACAATTGCCAGGGTGACCTGCGGCGCGGTGATGCCCAACGATTTTATGCGCGCCGCCGCATGAACACTTTTGGCGGTAGCGACACCGCCCACTCAGGCGCTGCGGTCATGGCCGCTGGCGTGGCGGGGGTGGGTATACCCCGTCTCGGCTCCTCCCCAAACTCGGCCTCTGGCAGCAATGCCGGGGGCTCTTTTCGGAAACGCCACCACACTCCGGAGGGCTTGGCGCGGCTGCGGGAGCTTGCACGCCTAGCGATGCAGAACCCCGAAACCGTCGCCAGGATGCGCGCCGGGATGGAAGCGAAAAACCCATGGCCGGCGCGGCTCAATGAACTTCGGCAATTGGCTGCGTCTGGCGCTTCGTTGTCTGCCATCGCGCGGCGGTTTGGGTGCAACCGGAAAACGTTAAAATTCCGATGCGAACAATACGGAATTGACGCCAAAAGTGTGCGCAATTTCCAGATGGCGGCTGGCGAAGAGGTGTTGCGGGAAATCTATTACCGCGCGGACCTGGGCAGCGCCGAATTGATTGCACAATACAGAGTAGCCCGGCCCAAGGCGACACTTGACGCGCTGCATCAGCACGCGCGGCGACTTGGGCTGCGGCGTCCAGATGATCGTCGGCAAGTCGGCGCTATGGCTGGTTGTAATGGGCGCGTTAAGGCGATGGCATTGCAGCGCACCGCTATGGCAGCACAGGTGCAGGGATGGCTAGATGACGGCTTGCTCTGCCAGCACATTGTAAACACGCGCGGGGTATCGCATAAGCGACTGCGCCGGATGCAGCGCGAGGGGTTGATTACAGTCCCGCCACGCCCGAAAGCCGCGCCGTATATGCGACCGTCGCGAGCTAAGGCGGTGGTTGCGGTTGCACCGTTGCACAGTCCCGCGCCTCCCAGGTTTGTGCCCATACCAGTGCCCACGCCTGTCGTTCATACCCCACTGCCCGAGCCAGTGGAGGTCATTTCATTTCCGGCGCCATCACCGAACGGCAAAATCTATGCGGGGTTCAATGCGATCCGCCAATGGGCGCAGCGGGCGGGGGTTGATTACGACGGGTCCAACATGGAGCGAGTCAACCGTGTTCGGGCTGCGGCGAATTTGCCGTTGCTGGTGCAGGACGAGGCAACATGAACGACGTTGAAAAACAAGCCGCCTATGAGGCCAAGCGCCGCGCCTGGATGGGCATTGTTGCGCCGATAGCCGTTGTCACGCGTGAAGTCCGGCACGTCGGGTGCCAAGTGCTGGCTCATCCGCTCACCATCACATACCGCACCGACATGCACGCCGAGGTCGTGGCGATGCTGGAACGGGCAGGCATGGCCCTGGCTGGGGATGCGGGGACGTTTTTCTGATGCGCGTTGAAGAAGGGACGTTTCACTGATGCACTCAGATTATGCTGACTTCCTCGCCAAGAAGGCGCCGATTGCACACGCCGTCGGGATTGAGCCCGACGACATGCCTGCGCATATGTTCGACTTCCAGGCCGATTGCGTGGCGTTCGCGCTGCGGCAAGGCAGGGCCGCGATGTTCCTTGACACCGGCCTGGGGAAAACACGCATCCAACTGGAATGGAGCGCGCAAGCCGCCGAAGCCAGCAATGGGCGCGCGTTGATCCTGACGCCGCTCGCCGTGGCGCGGCAGATCGAGCGTGAGGGCTTGGCGCTGGGCTATCCAGTGCGCGTGATCCGCAGCCAGGACGAGGCGCGCGACGGGATCAACATCTGCAATTACGATCGGTTGGCCGCGCTGGATACGATCCAGTTTGGCGCCGTGAGCCTGGATGAAAGCTCAATCCTCAAGAGCTTTACCGGCGCCACCACGCGCGCCCTGATCGCGTCATTCGCCGACCATCGTTTTCGGCTTTGCGCCACAGCCACGCCCGCGCCGAACGACCACATGGAGTTGGGCACGCATTCCGAGTTTCTCGGGGCGATGCGAAGTGCCGAGATGCTGAGCCGGTGGTTTATTAATGACACCGCAACGGCTTCGCAGAATTGGCGCGTCAAAGGCCATGCTGTTGAGCCGTTCTGGGATTGGGTGGCGTCGTGGAGTAGGTGCGCGGAAACGCCCGCCGATCTGGGCTATGATGCCTCGCGCTTCGCCCTGCCGCCGATGCACGTGATCCGGCACAAGGCCATCGGGGACGTGAAGCCGATGGATGGGGCGTTGTTCATTCAGGAGTTGAGCGCCACCAACATTCACGACGTGAAGCGCCAGACAACGGAAGCCCGCGCCGATGCAGTGGCGGAGTTGGTGCACGCGGAGCCCGGCGAGGCGTGGGTTGTCTGGTGCGATACCGACTATGAGAGCGATGCTTTGGCCAAGCGCATCCCGCAGGCCATCGAAGTCCGAGGCTCGCACGCGCCAGACAAGAAAGAGGCGGCGCTCTCGGCGTTCTCTGACGGCATTGCGCGGGTTCTAATTAGCAAGCCGAGCGTTTGCGGTATGGGCATGAACTGGCAGCACAGCGCCCGCATGGCATTCGTTGGCCGCAGCTTCAGCTACGAGGCTTGGTATCAGGCCGTCCGCCGGTGCTGGCGGTTCGGCCAAACTCGCCCAGTGGATGTGCACATCATCGTGGCCGAGGGCGAAGAACAAATCGGCCGCGTGATCGACCGCAAGGCCGCCGATCATAACACGATGCGGCGGGCGATGGCGTCGGCTATGGCGCGCGCCCGCGAGACAACGGCTGAAACCAAAGTCCCATACATCCCGACACACACAGCGGAGTTGCCACAGTGGTTGTTTGCTTGAACTCGGCTCACGGCAAAAGCTGGACGGCGCTTAACGGCGATAGCTGCGACGTGCTGCCGCAGTTGCCTACTGCCAGTGTAGGATTCTCAGTCTATTCGCCGCCGTTCGGGGATCTCTTCGTTTACAGCGAAAGCGCAAACGATATGGGCAACAGCGCGAGTGATGCCGAGTTTTTCGAGCATTATTGTTTCCTGATCCGCGAGAAGTTGCGCGTCACCAAGCCGGGCCGTCTGACGGCGGTGCACTGTTCCGATTTGCCCGCGCGCAAGTGGAAAGATGGATACATCGGCACGAAGCCGTTTAGTGACGACATAGCATCGGCGCACATCAAAGCCGGATGGCAGTTTGTGCGGCGCGTGACCATCTGGCGCGATCCTGTGGTGGAGATGACGCGGACGAAGGCGCTGCACCTGCTCTACAAGCAAATCCAGAAGGACAGCACATGTTCCTGGCCCGGCACGCCTGACTACCTCCTGCTGTTCCGCGCGCCAGGAGATAACGCCGAGCCCGTTGGCCACAAGCCTGCCGACTTCCCCGTTGACCTGTGGCAGAAATGGGCATCGCCGGTATGGTTTGATATCAATCAAACGGCGGTGCTGAACAACAAGGCCGAGGCCAACAAATGGATCGGTGATCCGCTATTTCTGGACGATGCCCGCGAGGACGCCGACGAGCGCCACCTTTGCCCGCTGCAACTGCCTTTGATCGAGCGCGCGCTCACAATGTGGAGCAACCCCGGCGACGTGGTGCTGAGCCCGTTCCTCGGCATCGGCAGCGAGGGCGTGGTTTCCGTCAAGCGCGGGCGGAAATTTATCGGCTGCGAGCTGAAGCCCAGCTATTGGTCGCAGGCTGTCCGCGCACTCAAAGCCGCCGAGCGGGATAGCGTTGACCTGTTCACGTTGGCCGCCGACTGAGCGCGCGGATCAACTCATCAAGTAATACAGGAATCTACATGCCCAAAGAGCTTCGCATCGCCGTCACGCTGGAAATCCCCGACGACATTTGGGAGCAGGCTGACGCGCTCTCGGCAGCAAAGCCGGTCGTGGAGGCTTTTACCGAGGCAGTTAACAAGCTCGGCGGCAAGGTCGAGGCCGAGCTGGTGACGCTTAAGGCGCGCGGCGAGAAGGGCGATTCGGCGGCGCAGTATGTGGCGGCCGGCGGGAAGATGCCATGAGCGAGCCGGGGCACAACAGCGGCGAGCCCGTCGCCGCTGATCGGCTGCGCGGTTTGATCGAGCGCATCGAGCGGCTGGAGGAAGAGCGGAAGGGGCTGGGCTCTGACGTCAAGGATTTGTTCACGGAGAGCAAATCCGCCGGGTTTGACGTCAAGGTAATGAAGCGGCTCATCAAGCTGCGGCGCATTCCGGCGGCCGAGGCTGACGAGCAGGACGCGCTGCTTGATGTCTATCGCCACGCGCTGGGTTAGGCATGGGCGCGCGCTACACCATTACCATCCCCGGCGTGGCGCGCGGCAAGGGCAGGGCGCGGGCAACCTCGCGTGGGCGCCTCTACACGCCCGCCCAGACCGTTAACGCCGAGGCGTGGGTGAAGTCCTGCGCATTCGACCAGATCGGCCAGCCGCTGCTTACAACGCCCGTGGCGGTGGTGGTGACGATTGACGCCGAGGTGCCGGCGAGCTGGTCGAAGAAGCGCCAGTCGGCGGCATTGAGCGGCGCTGTTCGCCCGACCGGGAAACCCGACCTGGATAATTGTATTAAATTGTTAATGGACGGTTTGAATAAGCTGGCGTGGGTAGATGATTCCCAGGTGGTGCGGCTGGTGGCCAGCAAGCGCTATGGTCCCGCGCCGCAGACAGTGGTCGAGATTGCCGAGGTGCTGCCATGAAGCCGCCCCGCATTCGCACCGGCAAGGCCAAGCCCGCACCGTTCAGCAAGACGCCGAAGCCGGTCAAGCCCAAGCCCACGCGGCGTCAGATCGCGGCGGGTACGAAATGCCGGGATGGGAGGTTGCGCCATGGACGCGCGGCAGCCCGACCTATGGCGGGACCAGCACCAGGGCGCAGGAGTGCATTTGGTATTCGCCCGCGTGCGCGCCGTTGGTGCCGATGAAAGGCGCGCTCCTATGACCCGCCAGCAAGCCAACCACGCCCGCATCATGTTTGAGTGCGGATGCTCAATTGAGGATGTGGCGATTACGTTCGGGGTGACGTTGGATGTTGCGATTTATGCTGTGGCGCCGTCCCTGGCAGTTAACCCGCTAGAGCAGAAACGAGTGCAGCGGATACTTCGATCCATGAAACTATCCCCCCCTATCTCCGTAATACACAGGCGCGCGACGCGGCCGGACTTGGTAGAATCGGTTCACGACGACGCGAGGATTGCAGCATGACTGAGCACCGCTGGTCTAAGTTTTGGTGGGCCGACTGGATGCGCGACCCTTCTTTGCGCTCTTGCTCAGTGGCAGCTCGCGGCTTGTGGATGGATATGCTAGCGATTGCCTTTGACGGCGCGCCGCGCGGACACGTCACCATCGGCCGCAACCCCGCCAGCCCCAAGCAACTCGCCATTATCGCCGGTATCACGGAAAAGCAGTGCGTCGCGCTCTTGGCTGAGTTGGATCAAGCCGAAGTGTTTAGCCGCACCGAAGCAGGCGGAATCTTTAGCCGCCGCATGGTTCGTGACACAGACGCATCGGAAGCAGGGCGCGAGGCTATTACCAAACGGTGGCAAAAACCGACGAAAGAAGCGCCGGACCCTAATAGCCCTCCTAATAGCCCCACTAATAGGGAAGACCATAGCCCCCCCCATAGTCTAGAAGCAGAAGCAGATACAGAAGCAGAAGCAGAGAAGAAAGACCCCCCCTCACTTCGTTCGGGCACCCCCCAGCCGAAGGGCCGCGGTTCGCGCTTGCCGGACGACTGGCAGCCGAAGGAGCCCGACCTGCCGAGCCAACACGGCGCAGAGCCCGCAGGCACGCTGGCGCACTTCCGGGACCATTACCGGGCCAAGCCGGGGACAGCCGGCGTGATGCTGGATTGGGAGGCGGCATGGCGGAATTGGTGCAGGAAAATCAGCGACTTCAAGCGCGCGCCACCCAGCCGGCTGCCGGTCAAAACAAGCCAAATGTCCGTCCCCGACCAGAACGCCGAGCTGCTGCGGTTGATGGGCCGCCACTACGAAGCCGAGGACGAAACACCCGCAACGCAGTTGAGGATTGTGCAATGATGGACCGCGTTAAATGGTTGGGAATGCTGGCCAAACTGGGGACACCAGCCGATCCCGTGAAGGCGTTCCAGGCGTTGGAAGCCTACCTGCCGTTCCTTTCCGCACTGCCCAACGAGGCGTTCACGCTGGCCAGCCTGGAGCACGTCGCTATGACGCCGAAGCGGCTGCATATCCCCGATTTGAGCGAGGTGAAAGCGCCGTTGCTGGCATGGTGGCGCGACAACCGCCCAGCTCGCACGGCGTTGTCAGCAACCGTCGACAAGCCCGAACAACCCCGCGCTGAGCCGACGCAAGCCGAGCGAGAGGCCGTGGCGCGGACCATGCGGACCTACCTCGGCCAAGTGGCGCCGGTGGTGACGGAACGGGCGACGGTGCGGGCGCACCCTGCGCCGCCAACCGTGCTTGCCGAAGCCCGCGCCCGGCTGGCGAGGGGGCGTGGGTGATGGTGCAGGCCACGGCCGAGATCAGACGCGCCATCTGCTGCCCATCCGGCACCTGCACTTCGCTGAGCAATTGTTACGCCGAGGATCGCAGCCGCTCTTACCCGGTGCAGATCCACGAGGCGGCCGAGGCTGTGGTGCGGCTGCTGTGCAAGCAGTGGCGTTATGCGCCGCAGCGCCAGATGCGCGACGGGGATGGCCCGGTATGAGCCGACGCCGCCAGCCCGGAGAGAGTCAACCCGTTGACCCGCGCGTCATCGCCGAGGGGCAGGGCTACGACATGGGCAGCCTCGCCGTGGCTGTGGTGGTCGAGGTGGTGGCAGTCGGCACGCGCGACACGATCAAGCGGGCCAGACGTGCCGACCCGCTCAACCGGGTGGATGGCTGCACGGCCGGGATGCGGACAGCCGCGGCAATCTACCGCCAATCCGTCGAGCACATCGAGGCGGGCAGGGGCATGGGGCCGCTGCCATACGCCAGCGATGGCGTGCAGGAGCATCGGCGCGGCGATGGGACTGGCGTGGAGCTCATGGCGCAGGAGCGGGCGTTGTCGGCCGCTGACTGGCACCGGCGCGGGGTGCAGGCGATGGGGCTGGCAGCGTCGCAGGGCGTGGTGCATTGGGTGGTGGTGGCTGGGTTGCCGTTGGCCAGCTACGACGAGACGCGGAAGTGGCGGAAGGGCACGGGCTGCGGGCAGATGCTTGCTGCGCTGGAGCGGTTGGCCGGCGCATACAAGTGCACTTGACAGCGGGGGGCGAATTATGCCAGACCTAGTTAACGTGCATAAGTTGAATTCGCCCGCCGGTGAAAGCCTGCGGGCGTTTGTCGTTTGGAGGTTTTGAATGGCCGGCCTGCGAAAGCGGGGGCCAGGCCGTCCGCCCGGTGCCCCAAATAAAATAACGGCGGATATTAAGGCCGCGATCCTCGGGGCGTTTTTGAAAGTGGGCGGCGAGGACTATCTGGCGCACCAAGCGCGCGAGAACCCGCAGGCGTTTATGACGCTGCTGGGCAAGGTTCTGCCCACGCAGGTGTCCAACGGCGAAGATGGCGCCTTCCGCGTCGTGGTTGAAACCAACGTAAACCGCACGTTGGATCGGTGAGATACGCAGCCCGGCCGGCCTTCGTTCCATTCCATGAGCGTCGCGACCGATGGTCCTGCATCGTGGCGCATCGCCGCGCGGGCAAGACAGTGGCCTGTGTCGCGGATCTGGTGCTGGGCGCGCTGCAGACGAGCAAGCCGAACGCGCGCTATGCGTACATCGCGCCGCTCTACGTGCAGGCAAAGGACGTCGCGTGGGCGTACGTGCGCCAATTCGCCGGCAGCGTGCCGGGCGTTTCGTTCAATGAGGCCGAGCTGCGGGCAGACTTGCCGAACGGCTCGCGCATCCGCCTTTACGGCGCCGACAACTACGACCGACTGCGCGGCCTCTACCTTGATGGCGTCGTCCTCGACGAATACGCCGATATGCCGCCGGCAGCTTGGGGCGAGGTAATCCGCCCGGCGCTGGCTGATCGGCAAGGCTGGGCGGTGTTCATCGGCACGCCAAAGGGCCGCAACTCGTTTTTTGACCTTTACGAGCGCGCGAAAGTTGAATTGGACTGGTTCGCGCTGATGCTGCGGGACAGCGATACTGGTCTGTTGCCAGCGAACGAGCTTGCCGCCGCCCGGGCCGAGATGACGCCTGAGCAATACAGCCAAGAGTTTGAATGCTCCTTTGAGGCGGCTATTCTGGGCTCCTACTACGGCCGCGAGATGGCCGAAGCGGACATGGCGGGCCGCATCACGGCGGTGGACTACGAGCCGGAACTAGACGTGCATACGGCTTGGGACCTTGGTATTGGCGACAGCACGGCCATCTGGTGCTGGCAGATTGCCGGCGGGGAAATCCGCGTAATTGACCACTACGAGGCGCACGGGCAGGCGCTGCCGCACTACGCCGCGGTGCTGGCCTCCAAGCCCTACCGCTACGGCTGGGACTACGTGCCGCACGATGCCAAAGTCCGCGAGTTGGGCACCGGCCGCACGCGCGTCGAGACGCTGCGCAGCCTGGGCCGCAAGCCGCGCTTGGTGCCGGGCCATGAGGTGATGGACGGCATTAACGCTGCCCGTTTGACCATTCCGCGCTGCTGGTTCGATGCCGAAGCCTGCCGCGACGGGCTGGAGGCGCTGCGCCAATACCGCGCGGACTATGACGACAAGGCCCGCGTGTTTCGCGACAGGCCAAAACACGACTGGACGAGCCACACGGCAGACGCTTTTCGCTACCTAGCCATGGCTTGGCGCGAGGGCCGTAAGCCCGCACCCGAGCCGCCACCCCGCTTTGACTACGGGATTCCTGACTCCACCGACGTCAAGATGGGCGTTTCCATCCGCGAACTGATCGAGCGCGCCGAGCGCCGCCGCCGCATAGAGGACTGACATGCAGGCATTTACACCGCTGCCGGGCGCCACCAGCGTCAGCGCAACCGCGTCCAACGTGCAGGGCACGATCACCATGCCCAGCCTCGCCAACGCGCTGCACATCGCCAACACCAGCGCCACGCTCTACGTCACCGCCAAGTTCGGCGTGGGCGCGCAGACGGCCACGCTTGGCGGCGACGGCATCACTATACCGCCCATGTCGCATGTGCTCGTGGAGACCAACAACACCATCACCCACGTCGCCGCAATCGGCAGCGCCGCCGGCCCCACGGCCGTGGTGTTCACGCCGGCGCGGGTGTAGGCCGCATGTCCGACGACGCCAGCACCAGCGGCGGTTCCTTGGAACGGCCCGAAGACGCGGGCAAAGGCAAGGCGGGGCTGGTCGCGCTGTGGCTTGACGCCATCGCGTTGGCGGGGAAAGAGGAATCGGATTGGCGCGACAGCGCGGCCGATGCTTTGGCGGCCTACAAGGGCGAAGTGAAGGACAAGGCCCGCGCTCAGCGCCGGTTCAATATTTTGTTTTCTAACGTCGAAACCATTGCGCCGGCCATTTACAATTCTGTGCCTACGCCAAACGTGCGCCGCCGCTTTCTTGACGACGATCCCGTGGGCCGCACGGCAGCGCAGGTGCTGGAGCGCGCGCTGTCTTCGGCAATGGACGGCTATGGGTTCGACCCGATTATGCGCCGCTCGGTGAAGGACACGCTAATCACCGGCCGCGCCGTGGTGCGTGTGCGCTACGAGCCGACAATGGTCGATGGCGCGCTGATCTACGAGCGCGTTGGCTGCGAGAGCGTCTACTGGGCCGACTTCCGCCGTGGACCGGCGCGCACGTGGGAGAGCGTCCCGTGGGTGGCTTTCCGGCACTTCCTCACGCGCGAGGAGCTGGAGCGGCTGAACCCGAAGATCGGCGCCACCATAGATCTGGATGCGCGCTTGCAGGGTGTCGAGGACAAGGACGGCCAGCCGCCGGCGCAAATATTCCAGCGCGCCACGGTCTGGGAAATATGGGACCGCGACCGCCGCCGCGTGTTGTTCATCGCGCCGGCCTACCGAGACGCGCCGCTGGTCGAGGCTGATGACCCGCTGGGGCTGGCTGACTTCTTCCCAATCCCGTGCCCGATCTACGCCATCGACACGCCCGACAGCCTCGTCCCGGTGGAGCCCTACAGGCTCTACAAGGATCTGGCGGACGAGCTCGACCGCGTGACGCGGCGCATAGCGTCGCTCACGGCGGCGCTGAAATGGCGCGGCGCCTATGCCGACCCGACGCTGGGCGATTTCCTCGTCAAGTTTGAAAAACTGGCGGATGGCGAGTTCGCGCCAATGGATAACCCTGGCGCTTTCGCTGCGGCCAATGGTGGGCTTGAAAAAGCCTTCTGGATGATGCCGATTGAGCAAGCGGCTAGCGTGTTGCAGCAACTTTACTCGGCGCGCCAGCAGATCAAGGCGTCCATCTACGAAGTCACCGGCATTAGCGACATTGTTCGCGGCGCCAGCCAAGCCAGCGAGACGGCCACGGCGCAAAGCATCAAGAGCCAGTGGGGTTCGCTGCGCATTCAGCGGCTGCAGGCCGAGGTGCAGCGGTTTGCGCGCGACCTGCTGCGCCTGAAGGCCGAGATCATCGCCGAGAAATTTGAGCCGCAGAGCCTCATGGCCGCGTCTGGCATCCCGGTGGACGAGCAGGTGATGGCGCTACTGCGAAACGACGCCATGCGCACCTATCGCGTTGACATCGAGACGGACAGCACTATTCAGGCCGACGTGGCGCGCGCGCAACAGAACGCCAGCGGCTTCATGGCCGGCTTTGGTCAATTTATGCAGGCGATAGGTCCGGCGGTCCAAGCCGGTGCGCTGCCGGTCGAAGTGGCCCGCACGATGCTGCAGAGCTTCGCGCGCAGCTTCAAGCTGGGCCGCGCGGTGGAGGACGCTATTGACAGCATCGGCCAACAGCAGCCGCAGGCCCCAGGCGCACCGCAGGCCGACGCGCAGGTTGCCGCCCAGCAGCAAGCCCAGCAGCAAGCCCAGCAAGAGGCCCAGCAGCAGGTTCAGCAGGAGGCCCAAATGAAGGCGCAGGGCGAGCAGATGAAGGCGCAAGTTTCGCTTCAGGCCGAGAATATTCGGGCGCAGGCCATGTTGCAGGCCGAGCAGATGCGCATCGCCGCCGAGAACCAGCGCCACGCGGCCGAGATGGCCATGAAGCGCGACATTGAGCGCGAGCGACTCGCCGCCGACATGCAGGCGCGCCAATCGCGGGAGATGGACCGCATGGTTTTGGTGCCCAACTGATGACCCGCTACGTCCGGAGCGGTGGCGCCTGGGTTGAGGCGGCGCCGCGTGTGCGTGCGGCCGCGCCAATGATCCAGGGAGACCTGCCAGCCTACAAGTCGCCGCTCGGCACCGGCTGGGTGGAGGGCCGCACCGCGCGCCGCGAAGAAATGAAGCGGCACAACGTCCGGGAAGTGGACCCAAGCGAGTTTCGCCGCAGCCCGCCGGTTGAACCGGCTTGGGTGGCGGAGTGGCGTGCCAATCGCGGCATTGCCCGCGACAAGCCTTAACAGGAGACTGCATGTCTGAGACTGTCACCGACGTCGGCGCTTCCGGCGGCGAGCAGCAGTCCGCGCCCGTTGCGGACGCCTCGTCTGCGCCTGAGACTTCAATCCGCGAGACCATGGAGGCGGTGTTTGACGCCGCCCAGGACCGCGACGACGAGAACCCCGGCCTTGGCCACAATGGCGGGCCGGAGATAGACCGGGAGGCGCCCCAGCGCGCCCCCGATGGCAAGTATGCGCCCAGGCAGACGGCGGCACCGGAAAAGATCGCACCGCCCGAAGGCTGGAACGCCCCCGGCGTTGACTGGAACAGGCTGCCGCGCACGGTGCAGGAAAGCATTGCGGCGCGGGAACAGCAGTTTCAGGCGACGCTTACCCAGTCCGACCCGATGCGGTCGCTGGTGCAGCAGTACGAGCCGGTGTTTCGGCAGAAGGGCGTGGACCCGAGCATAGGCTTCAAAGGCCTGCTTGACACATACGTCCAACTGGAGACGCAGCCGGCCGATACGCTGTCCTGGCTCGCGCAACGCTACGGACTGGCCGTCTACGACCCGCGCAACCCGCCACAGGCATTGCAGCAGCAACAGCCGCAGGAGTGGGTGGACCCGCAGGTTGAGGCGCTACGAAATGAGCTGGCCACGATCAAGTCGCACGTGACTTCGGCCCAACAGCAGCAGCACGCTCAACAGCAAATGGTCTGGGCGCGCGCGCAGCACGAAGCCGCCACGGAATTGGACACCTTCACCAAGGACAACCCGCACGTTGGCACCGTCTACGCTGACATGGCGGTAATGCTCCGGGAAGGCCGGGCCGAGACACTTAAGGACGCTTACGAGAGGGCCACCTGGGCCAACCCGCAGACGCGGGCCGCACTCCTGGAGGAGCAGCGGAAGGCCGAGGACGCCCAGCGAGCGCAACGCGGCCGACAGGCGCAGCGCGCTGGCGCCATCAACGTCCGAACCAGCCCCGGCACCACCCCGAGCATGCCGAAGTCCATCCGGGAAACCATGGAAGCCACTTTCGACTCGATTCACGCGGCCTAGGAATCACCCCAATCTAGGAGACGCGGCACATGCCGTCCCCAAGCAGCACGTTCACCGAAATGGTGACGACTACCCTTCGCAATCACCCGTCCGAGATCGCTGACAACGTCTCGGCCAACAACGCGCTCTATCGATGGATGAAGCGCAAGGGCAAGGTCAAAACCGTGTCCGGCGGCTACGAAATTGTTAAGCCGCTCGACTATGCCGAAAACCAGACTTATCAGCGCTACGCAGGGTATGACACTCTCAACGTGTCGGCCTCCGACGTTCTGAGCAGCGCTAAGTTCAACTGGGTGCAGGCTGCGGTGCACATCACGGCCAGCGGCTACGAGCTGCGCGTGAACAACGGCCGCGAACAGATTATTGATCTGTCCGAGGCCCGCGTGAAGAACGCCATGCGCACGGCCGCTAACTACATGTCGCTGGACCTCTACTCCAACGGCTCGCTGACCAACCAGATGGGCGGATTGGCGCACCTGATCCAGACCAATGGCCAGGGCACCGTCGGCGGCATCAATTCCGCCACATACACCTTCTGGCGGAACAAGTTCCGCGAAGCGGCGGGCACCAGCACGTGGTCCAAGTCTACGATCAAGGGCGAAATGAACGCGCTCTACCTGTCGCTGGTGCGCGGCGCCGATCGGCCTGACCTGATCGTATCCACGCACGACTTCTTTAGTGCTTTCTGGGAGTCCATGCAGGATCTCCAACGGTATGCGTCGGCTGACAGCGCCACCGCGGGATTCCAAGCTCTCAAGTTCGTGAACGCGGACGTGATTTACGACGACAATGCCAACTTCGCAACCACGGGTGAGCGGATGTATTTCCTGAACACCGAATACCTGGAGCTGGTAACGCACCGAGAGGCCAATTGGAAGCAGTTGGACGAGAAGGTAAGCGTAAACCAGGACGCCGTGGTGATCCCGGTGATCTGGCAGGGCCAGTTGGTGGCCAGCAATCGTGCCCTGCAGGGCATTCTCATCGACGAATCGTAAGGAGATTAGCACATGCCGACTCTCATTGGTGTGGACGTCTCCGCGACGTTCACCTCCGACCAACTTGCCTCCGAGGGCAAGGGCTTCTCTGTGGGTGACCGCAATGTCAACTACGACGGCAAGGAATATGTGTTTGTGCTGGCCGGCGCGGCCATCACCTCCACCTATGCCTGCCGCTACACCGCCGCCTACTCGGCGGCTCACCTGTCCACCGCAAACGACGCACGCGGCGATCTGGTGGGCGTGGCGGTTGCTGACATCGCTAGCGCCTCCTACGGCTGGGTCCAGATTAAAGGGCCTGCAAACCTGCAGGTGCTGGCATCCTGCGCCGCTAACGTGCGGCTCAACACGACTGGCACGGCGGGCGCGCTGGATGATGACGGCACCGCCACTACAATGGCGGTGGACGGCATCACCCTGTCGACCGCGCGGGCTGCCTCGCAGGGTTCTGCGGCGGCGGTGCTGAATTACCCGAGCGTGGGCGCCACGCTCTGATTCTGAAGGCGGCGGGTGACAGGCCCGCCGCTTTTTTTTCTAAGGAAACACAATGCTTCTCGACACTCCAAGCCCGACAGAGAACCGTCGGCCTACGGTCGTGGCGCTTGAATTCTGGCGCGACTATGAACCGGATCGCGAAAAGCCCGGCGAAATGCGCGCGGTAGACTGGGTGCGCTGGGCGCGCCGCGGCGACAACAATGCCACCAACGAAGACAAGATTTCGCGCGTCGCCAAGCCCATGCGGGCCGGGGGCGAAGGCGGCGCTCCGGAAGAAAACCCGGTGTGGCTGGGTATCCGCGGCGCTTACGAGGCGTGGAAAATTGGCCAGGAAACGCCGTTGGAAGGCACGCCGCTGGATGCTTGGCCCGCGTTGACGAAGGTGCAGGTCGAGGCGTTCCGCGCCGCGCAGTATCGCACTATTGAGGACGTGGCCGAGATCACCGACGGCCAGCTTGGCCGCGTGCGATTGCCCGACATGCGCCAGCTTCGCGACAAGGCCCGCACCTATGTAACTAACAAGGCCAACTCGGCCGCCATCGAGGTGCAGATGGCCGACCGCGACCGCCGGCTGGAGACGATGGAGGAGGAACTGGCCGAAGCGCGCGCCGCGCTCGCGCGCATGGCCAGCGACGAGCCGCGCCGTGGCCCTGGGCGCCCGCGCAAGGTTGGCGCTGAGGCTGAGGCAGAGGAAGCCGCTTGATGACGCTCCTGACCATTGCGCAAGCGGCTTGCGACATCATCGGCGTGCCTCGTCCCACCAGCGTGATCGCTGGCGCGGACCAGACGGCGCGCACGATGCTGTCTCTAGCGCAGCGCGAGGGCCGGGCGCTGGCACGGCGCTGGACGTGGACCGCTCTGCGCAAACAGCAGACGTTTACAACGGTTGCGCAAATTGTGCAGACAAACGCTGTGCCGTCCGATTTTGACCGTATGGTTTCGGGCACCTTCTGGAACCGTGATGATCAAAAGCCCGTGCTGGGGCCGGTGACGCCGGAGGAATGGCAGGGGCTCGTGGCGTCGGTGGCGCTGCCGATCACCAGCGCCTTTCAAATGCGCGCCGGGCAAATCGAGCTGTATCCGGTGCCCACGGCTGGCGAGACGTGCGCCTATGAGTATCTAAGCAGCCAATGGTGCAAAAGCGTCGGCGACACAGGGCAGGCTGCTTGGACGGCCGACACCGACACCGGCCTGCTTGACGAGGAAATGACCACGCTTGGGCTGGTGTGGCGCTTCAAGCAATCGCGCGGCCTAGACTATGCCGAGGATTTGGCGACTTACGAGGAACAGGTGTTACAGGCCATGGCCCGCGACGGCGTGCGCCGGACGGCGCGGATGGCGCGCGAGATTGATTATGGCGCCGCGCACTATCCGCTGGTGCCAGAAGGGAATTGGGTCGTCTGATGCGCCAAGCGCTTCGTCCCAACCGCAGCCGGCGGCCCTCCGCGCGCTTTGCCAGCCTGCCGGCGCCGGTGGCTGGCCTAAATTTCCGCGATGCCATCGCCGCGCTGCAGCCGACCGACGCGCTGATTCTTGACAACTATTTCCCTCACGCCTCCTACGTGGAGCTGCGGCGCGGCTACGCTGCACACGTCACTGGCTTTGGCTCGCCGGTCGAAAGCGTGTTTGACTACGCCGCCCCAGACGGCACTGCCAAGTTATTTGCGGCGGCTGGCACGGCTATCTACGATGCCACCACCGCAGGCGCTGTCGGCGCTGCGGTGGTGTCGAGCCTGACGAATGCGCGCTGGCAGACGGTGCAGTTCTCGACCTTGGGCGGCGATTTCTTGGTGGCCGTGAACGGCGCCGATGGCGTGCGGACCTACAACGGCAGCGCCTGGGCCACGCAAACGATCACCGGCGCCACGGCGGCCAACCTCGTCACCGTGGCCTCGCACAAGACGCGGCTGTGGTTCGGCGAAAACGCCAGCACGAAGGCATGGTATCTTGGCACGGGAGCCGTTGCTGGCGCGGCGACGGCGCTTGATCTTGGCTTCGTGTGGTCGCTGGGCGGCAATCTGGCTTTCATCGTGCCGATCAGCTTTCAGAACACGCAGGGCTTGGACGACGTGCTGTGCTTTGTCAGCACCGAAGGCGAGGTAGCGGCTTATGTTGGCACGGACCCCGTCAGCGCCAACACGTGGCAGCTTGCAGGCGTCTACCGCATCGGCCGGCCCGTGAACCGCCGGGCGGTGGCGCGCTTCGGCGGCGACGCCATTGTGATGACGGATGGCGGCGTGGTGTCGCTTCGCCAGATCGTGGCGGTGGACTTGTCGCAAGCCGGTAACGTGTCCATCACCGACAAGATCAACCGCGTGCTAGGCGAGCAGGTGGCGGCGGCGGCCAGCACGTTTGGTTGGGAAATGATAATTTATCCTGCGGGCACGCGCTTAATCGTCAACGCGCCGCAAGAGGATGGCACTTATCGCCAGTGGGTGATGAACACGCTGACAGGCGCTTGGTGCCGGGCTATCGGCATGGAGGCGCTGAGCTGGGCCCTGCTGGCCGGCGCGCCCTACTTCGGCGGCGCCACAGCCGTCTATCAGGCCGACACCGACGCCACCGACAACGGCGGCAACATTGTGGGTGAGGTGAAGGGCGCTTTTTCGGTGCTGGGCGTGCCGGCGCTCAAGCGGATGACGATGTTCCGCCCGACGATGACGGCGAACGGCAACCCAGCGCCGGCTCTGGGCATCGACGTGGATTTCAGCGACGTGACGCCGACCGACGTGCTGGTGTCGGCCGTGTCCGGCGGCCAGTGGGACGTGTCGCTGTGGGATGCGGCCGTGTTCGGTAGCACGACAAACAACTTGCGCGACTGGACGACCGTTGCCAACATCGGTCTAACGGTGGCGCCGCGGATGCGGACGGAAACGCGCGGGTTCGACATCCAAATAACCGGGTTTGATTTGGCGTTTGAGGTGCAGGGGCTGGCGGCGCTGTGAGGTTGGTGTTCGGGCAGGACCAAGCCGTGGGCGCCTGGGTGGTGTCGCGCATCCCTCACGTCGAGGACGTCCGGACGCTTGGCCCGTTTGCGGCAATTGGTGTGGCCGACGATGAGAAGCTAATGGCGGGGTGCGTGTTCCACAACTACGCGCCGGCTTACGGCAACTGCGAGATCAGCTTCGCCGCCGACACGGCACGCTGGGCCACGCGCGGCACGATCCGGGCGTTGCTGTCGGTGCCGTTTCAGCAATACGGCTGCCGGCGGGTATCGCTGGTGACGCCGCACGACAACGAGCGAGCGCAGAGGTTCATCCGCGGGATCGGCTTTGTCCGCGAGGGCTGCGCGCGAGACTTCTTTGCGCCTAAGCGCCACGCGGTGCTGTTCGGGCTGCTGCGCCGGGAGTTTGACCGGCTCTTTACGAGGAAAAGCTGATGGGAAAGAGCGCGCCCGAACCGCCCCCGGTGCCCGATCCCGTTGCCACGGCAGCGGCGCAGACACAGAGCAATCTGGCGACCGCGCGCACCAACGCGACGCTGAACCGCGTGGACCAATACACGCCCAACGGTTCCTCTACATTTACACCGCTTGCAAACACCTACGTTGCGGACCAGTTGGCCAACCGCCGGGCGGCCTACGACGCCGACACGCGGCCGTTGTACACCGGGCCGCTGACAACTACGGTGACGACGCCAGGGACGAGAAGCCAGGGGTCTGATACTGCTGGCGAAAACTCTAGCGGCGGCAACTACTATGCCGATGCGCCTGCCACGACGGTGACGCAGCCCGTGTCAATTCCGGGCGACTATAAAACGCCATGGAACGAGGCGGCCGTCCGCACCGAGCTTGAGGCCAACAACCCGCTCGCCGACCGTTGGCGCCAAGACGTGACGCTCTCGCCGGAACAGCAACGGCTGCTGAACCTGCAGAACCAAGCCAAGAGCCTCTATGGCACCACTGCGCTTAACCAGCTCCAGGGGTTGCAGGGCGCCCTGTCGTCACCGTTTAACCCGACGCTACCCAACGCGCCCACGGGCGTGACTTCGCAAGGTGGTGCGCTTGCCACTGGTGCGCCGACGTCGCCGACGCTGAACACCAACCTGCCGAGCGCCGCCGGCCAGCTTCAATACAACGCCCCGACGCTTGGGCCGCAGGGCACGGTGCAGTCGCGCGCGGGCCAGCTGTTCGGCGGGACGCTGACGGCGCCGGAGCTTCAGGTTAACGCGCCGTCCGGCTTTGCCGCAACGCTGCCGGAGCAGCGCGCGCTGGAACTGGCCTATGCCTCGCGCGCGAATGAACTGGCGCGGACGTTCGGCGGCAACGTGCCGGGCATCCAGTATGGCATAGGCGACGCAGGCGCCATTCAGCGCAACGTTGACGCCGATGCGTCTAGCCGCAACCGCGTCGAGGAAGCCCTGTTCGGCCGGATGAACCCGCAGATTGAGCAGACGCGGCTGGCACTGGAAACGCGGCTGCGCAACCAGGGCCTCGCACCCGGCGGCGAAGCCTGGATGAATTCGCTGAACGACATCCAGCGCCAGGAGAACGATGCGCGACTGGCCGTAATTGCTCAGGCCGGGCAGGAGCAATCCCGCCAGCTTGGTATGGATCTGTCGCGCGGCCAGTTCAGCAACGCCGCACAGCAGCAGGCTTTCGCGCAGGAGGTAGGGCGCCAGCAGGCGTTCAACGTTGCGCAGCAGCAGGGCTTTGGCCAGTCGCGAGACGTGGCGGGGTTCGGCAATCAGGCTTTGATGGCCGCGCAGGGTTTAGATAGCCAAGCAATGGACAGCCGCAACACCGCGCGCAACCAGATGTTTGGCCAGTCGGTTCAAGCGGCACAGATTGCCAACGACGCTGCGGCGCGTAATACGCAAATGGCGCAGCAGGCGGAGCAGATGCGCCTGAACGCGCGGATTGCGCAGTTTGGGGCGCAAGTGCAGGCGGCGGGGTTCCAGAACGCCCAGGCAGGCCAAGCGCAACAGATGGACCTTGCCAGCGGCCAGTTCAACAATCAGGCGGCGCTGGCGCAGTTCGGCGCGGGCATGCAGGGCATGGCCGCAGGCAATCAGGCGGTGCAGTCGGGTTTTGGTATGAACTCGGCAGCCGCCGGATTCAACAACGCAGCGCTACAGCAGGGCTTCGCCAACAACCTCCAGGGCGCCACGTTTGGCAATCAGGCGCTAGGCCAACGGCAGGCGCTGGACGCTCAAGCTCAGCAATCCCAGGCCGCGTTGCGTCAGGCGGCGCTGCAGGAGCAAATGACCCTCCGCAGCGTGCCGCTAAACGAGACGGCGGCGCTGTTTGGACAGGCCGGGGTGCAATACCCGCAGTTCGGCCAGGTGCCGACGGCAAACGTGGCGACGACCGACGTGCTGGGAGCCTACGGCATGGCTCAGAACGCCGCACAGGCGGCCTACAACACTCAGGCGCAACAGGCGGCCGCGAACACGTCCGGGCTGTTCGGCGGGCTCTCCAGCCTCGGCGGCGCCGGCATCATGGCCTACGCCCTGTCGGACGAGCGCGCAAAAGAGAACGTCCGCGAAGTGGGTGAACTCGACAACGGCCTGCCCGTTTATCTGTTTAACTACAAGGGCAGCCCGACGCCGCAGATCGGCCTGATGGCCCAGGACGTCGAGAAGAAGAAACCGAGCGCCGTGGTTAAGGGCGCGGACGGCTACAAGCGTGTGAACTACGCAATGGCAGCAAGGTAACAAACGATGGACGAAGCACTTGGTGGCGGCGGCGGCATGATGCCGCAGAGCCCGATTGTCTCGCCCGACATGGTGGGCGCGATGGACGGCATGGACCCGGGTATGCGGCGCAAACTGCTGGCCGACATGCTGATGCGCCGTGGCATGGGCGGCATGGGCATCGCGTCCAACGCCTCGCCGGTTGGCGCGGGCATGCAGGGCATCGGGAATGCGCTGCAGATGGCGCTGATGTCTGGCAGGTTGAAAGGATTCTGAGATGTCCGGTTATGTGGGCCTCCCCCAGCAGTCAATGCCTATGGACCCTGCGCAACGTCGGCAGATGCTTGCCCAGGCGCTGATGCAGCGTCCGTGGGCAATGGACATGCCAAGCCAGCCGCCACAGATGCAGCCCGGCGCGCCGCCGCCGATGATGCCGCCCGGTGGCCCGGCGCAAATGGCGCCGCAGGCCGGGATAATGCCGCCGCAGCGCGGCCCGCAGCCCGGCATGGGCGGCCCGCGCCCGATGGCTGGTGCGCTTCCAATGGGCATGCCGGCGATACCCGGCCAGCCGCGCCGATAGTCTCTGGCCTAGGAGCCGCCCATGTCTGGCAGCATGTATGATCCCCGAATCTCGGCTCTTGCGTTGCAAGACCCCGAGCTTGCCGCCATTGAGCGCCGCCGCGCGCTTGCTGCGGCGCTGATGCAACAGGGGCAGCAGAACCAGAAGCTGACGCACCCGTTGCAGGTGGTGGGGAACCTTGCCAACACGGCGGTGTCGGCGCTGCTGATGCGCAAAGCCGACGAGGAAGGCAAGGCGCTGGTTGACCAACAGCGCAACGATGTGCGTAGCTTTTTCCAGCCTGGGCAGGGATCTCCAAACCCGGCGTTGACGGCTGATGCGGCGCCTACCAGCCCCGTGACGGCGCCGCTGGCGCCGGTGCAGCGCGAGACCGTGCTGCCAATAAATGGCTCGACACTGGCGGTGCCGGAGCACCTGCAACCTACCATTCGGCAGGCGAGCGATCAGTCCGGCGTGCCGTACAACATCCTTGCCGCCAAGCTGCAGCAGGAAAGCGGCTTCCGGCCCGATGCGCGCGGCAAGTCCGGCGAGGTAGGTATCTCGCAGATTATGCCTAGTACCGGCGCCCAGCCCGGCTATGGCCTGACGCCGATCAGCATGGCCGATGCGGCAGAGCCGGAGAAGGCCATTCCGTGGGGTGCGCAGTATCTGGCCGCGCGCGCGAAGGCGCAGGGCGTCAACGACTGGAACGACCCGGCGCAAGCAGCGAAGGGGCTGGCGGCCTACAACGGCAGCGGCCCGGCGGCTGATGGATATGGCCGGCAGGTGGCAAGCTTGGCTGGACTTCAGAGCGCGCAGCCACCGTCGGCTGCGGCAAGCGCCGGGAGCATGCAGGCACAGTCGCAGACTGGAGGCGCTGACATGTCTGTGCCCGGGCTGCCCGGTTACACGCTCGGCACGCTGACCACGCGCGTGA